GAGAAAAGATATACTAGCTCCGATACCTAAAGGTATGGATTGGTATGGTATTGGACCGTAAGAGTTTAAGTTTGTAACTAAACCCTAAAAAATTAAAATTAAATGGCTGTGCCAAAGGAAAACAAAGATGAAAGTAGATAAGTTCGGAAACAAAGAGTTCCTCGATGATGGTACCACACCTAACCCAGAGTTTCAAGCCGATCAGGTTGATACTGGTGGAGGCGGTACTAATAACAAAGATACAGAAGACATGATTAACCGTTTGGTTGAAGAGCGTCTTTCTAAAATTAAAGTTAGTTTAGATAAAGCATATCAAGAACGTGACAATGCTGTTAAAGAGCGTGTTCGTTTAGAAGATGAAGCTAAACAACGTAAGATGAAAGCTTTGGAGGACGAAGGTAAGCATAAAGAAGTTGCCGAGATGAAGCTCGCAGAACTCACTGAGAAGCTTGCGTTGGCCGAAAGCAAAGTAACTGAACTCACTAGAGATGGTGCAGTTCGCAATGCATTAACTAACCTTGATTTCCGTAATGACCGATCTAGCCAAATGGCTTATCGTGATATTATCGATCAACTCATCCAAGATCCAGAGACTGGTGCATGGATTCATAAATCAGGTGTATCAATCAAAGATTTTGTAGGACAATATGTGAAGAATGAAGATAATTCCTTCCTATTTAAACCTAAATCTAATTCAGGGGGTGGTAGTAACAATATGAACGGTACTCCCAAACTCGATCCCAACAAGAAGATTACTGAAATGACCACCGAGGAAGTGTTAGCACTTGCCGCAGGTGGAAAGCTTGGTAGCTTCACCTTTTAAAATCACAGGAGATTTTTTAAATGATTAATCATACAATGTTCCAAAACGTAGCTATTGCTATTTCTGCATACGCTGACGAAATGTACACAAATGCCAAGAAGCTTAACAGCACTGGCATCGTTGGTACTGATGCCCGTATTGACCCAACAGGCGAAAGCTTCATTGGTCAAATGCGCTGGTACAAGCCCCTAGCAGCTAACATTAACGTTGCTAGCCTCTCTGTCGCCAATGCAGGTACTTACACTGATGTGTCTACCGAAATTGCTGACTACATTAAGACAGTTCGTACCTTTGGTTCTGAGCAAGTCAATCTACAACAAGTTGTTTCACAACAAGATGGCCTCTCTAAGATTGCTCGTGACTTCTCTGAAGTTCGTAGCCAAGACGAGTCTGATGCCGTTATCGCCACACTTAAAGGTGTAGCTGCATACGAAGTTTCTCGTGGTGCTGGTATCGTTGGTTATGACACAGACGCTGATGGCGCTGGTGTTGGTAGCTTCGTAGATATTAACGCTGCCGGTACCTTTGGTGCTGCTGCTACTTCTGCATCTGATCAGCGTAAGTTGTTTGACGCTACAGCTATTGGTGCTGCTCGTGGTCAGCGTTTATTCCAAGCTCTAGGTATGGGCTTTAAGGATTATGAGCCAGACTTCATGTACATGATCACTTCACCTGAAGTGTTGGCTGAGTTGCGTGCTGCTAACTTGGTTGATGTCACAACTGTTACCGATGGTAACTTGACATTCCAAACCGTGTTCGGTGGTAAGTTCCGTTTGATCTTGAGCCGTGTTGCTCAAGGTGACTTGTCTGCCTCTGCTAACGTAAATGACCGTTCTGTAAAGACCACATTCATCTGCAAGCCAGGTGCTATCAGCTTTACAAACATTGCTGTTCCTACACCTGTTGAAGTTGATCGTTCAGCTGCTTCTTACACTGGTGGTGGTTCTACCGCTATCTGGTATCGCTATGGTTTCGTTGTACACCCAATGGGTTACGACTGGGCTGGCGCTACTAATGCCTTCGCTAGCAACGCTAATTATGCCACTGCTGGTTCATGGGCACGTAAGATGAGCGCATTGAACTTAGGTATTCTACCTATTCTCCACGCTTAATCCATTAGGAGGAACTGATGGCACTAGTCCTAGGTACAAACACATATGTAACTATGGTCGAAGCTGAAGCATACTTTGATACTCGTATTGATGCGGGTGCATGGATAAATGCTCAGGATGATGACCAAGAGTCAGCATTAGTGACTGCAACTCTTTTACTTGATGAAAATCAATTTATTGGTGTTGCTGTCAGTTCCACACAGAGTCTTGCGTGGCCTCGTAAAGGGGCTTCAACTTTTGATCCTAGATTAGGGCGAAGTATTACTTACGGTGAATCTGAAATTCCAAAAAGAATGAAACAGGCTGTTTTAGAAATGGCTCATCATTTATTGTCTAATGAAAATTTGTTAGATAATAAGTCTCAAAACTTTGAAGAAATTTCTATTGGTACTATTACGTTGAAAGACACTAATAATGACACAACTAGAACACCTGTTGTTCCTAGTCTTGTTAAGAAATACCTAAAACCACTTTTAGTAAACCAAGGCTCTAGCCAATGGTGGAGGGCAAACTAAATGTCTCTCAAATCAAAAGTACAAGGATCCGTAGATACTGCTTTTGAAAAATTAAAAGATCTATCTGTATCTGTTACTTTTGACAATAAAATCGTTAGTGGATTTAGTTTTAGCACAGGTTCAATAGTTAAGACAGACCAAGCTTATACAACCATTGGTTTTTTAAGTATGTCTAAAACTTATGAGTCTGGAATTCCTGTAACAACAACTTCTCTTACAATTAAAAATGATAAAACAATTAATTTCAGTCGCTACTCTCGGGTAACAATTGATTCCGTAGAATACGGTTGTAATATTATTTCAAAGGATGAGTTCATAGTTGTACTCTCTTTAGCGGGAGTTTAATATGTTCAGTAAATTAAAATCAGATGTTTATGGTGTATTTGCATCTTCTGCTTGGACTGCTACTGGTTATAAAGCTTATCCTGATAATTATAGCGGAGCTATTGATAGTTCCTCTGCATTTATCAGAATAACAATATTACCTGGCAAGTCTACTGTTGATGCTCATGGACTTAAGAAAAAATTATCTGGGATGCTAATCCTTTCGATTTTTGTTAAAGCAGGAAACGGTGATGCTCAACTGTTTAGCATTGCTGACTCAATAGATTCATTTTTTCAAGGGAAGACTTTGACAAATGGAACCCAATTTGGCACAAGCACTTTAGTGAAGCTTGGCCTTGATCCCGCAGATAAATCACTTTATCGTGGCGATTATTCAATAAATTTTAAAGCTTATGGAGAATAAATAACATGGCACACATTACTTCAATTGGCGCTGGTATCTACTCTGCTCTCGCAGTTAATACTACCGCTATCACAAACATTACTTCTGCTGATACGCTATCAGAATTAGTAGCTTTGTTTGCTGATGACACAGCATTCAAAGAAATCAAGAACGTCCGTGAGTTCCCACAAATCGGTACTCCTGCTAACATTGTTAACGTTCCTGTTTATGGTTCAGCAACATCACAGCAGATTCAAGGTCAATCTGACGCTCCTAATCTCGAACTCACGATTAACTACGTGCCTTCTGAGTGGGATCCTACAACTGTAGGTGGTCTAGGTGCTCGAGTTGGTGACGGTAAGCAATACGCTTTCCAGTTCTCCCTCTTGAATTCTAAGCCAGCCAGTCTTGAGACTAACGCATTGGGTCTAGGTGCTTCTGCTAACTCTAACTTCTACTTCGTTGGTAAGTTGGAAGCTTTGCTAGTAAGCCCACAGTTAACAGACGCTAACCAAGCAACTTTGACTTTGTCTGTACAAAGCCAGTTCTACGGTCCAGCCACTGTAAACGCATCCTAATCGATTAGGGGATTAATTTCCCCTTTTTACCAGGGGACGCTAAAGAGAGATCTGAGGCCTCCCCTAGGTAGTATTATATAGTATTTAAGGATAATTATGGTTGATAATAAAGAAGATAAACCACCATTCAGTAAGTCATTTGTTATGAAGACTACATTCCGTCATATGAGACGTAGTGTTGATATTAGCATTCGTAAATCATTTGAAAGATTTCAAGACTTCGATAAAGATAGTCAAGTAGGTAAAGAGATTATGGAAACACTATCTGTACTACATACAGTACGTAAAGTACTTGATGACTTCCAAGAAAATAATAAACACTTGTTTAGTGATAGTAAGTAAAAAGTAAGGAAAATAAAATGAAACATCTCGTTGGAAAAGTAATGTCTAAGAAAACCAAATTCATGGGTGAGGACGTTACAATTAAGAAACTCTCTGTCTCTCAAGTTATGGAGATTCAAGAGAAGTCAAAAGCCGTTGGAGAAGATGAAAATGCAAGTATCCAACTATTACAGTATGTAATCTCATGTGCCGTTGATGGCGCTGATGAATTATCAACTGAAGATTTTAGTGCATTTCCTGTTGACGAATTATCTCGTCTATCTAATGAAGTTCTCATGTTCTCAGGATTGGGAAACGTGACTCAGGGCAAGTAATATTAGATAAGGAAATGATTGAGATCTATGAATTGGCATTTAAACTACATATGCCAGTTTATAGACTCCTTACAGAAATGCCCTATGAGGAACTACTAGGTTGGTTCGAATATTTTAGGCAACGTCCTCCTGGTTGGCAAGAGGATCAAAGAACCTATATGTTATTACAGGCACAAGGTGTCAAAGAAAAACCTGAAAAGCTATTCTCTTCAATTGCGGCAATTAAAAGTGCCTCTAATGAAAGAGATGATAAACTATCTTCCTCGATAGTAAACTCAGGTTTGTTAGCCAGATTAAAGAGTGCAGCGATTAACAATAAAGTGGATTGGGAGGTGGAAGTTGATAAAACTTAAATTAGAAATAAGTAAACAACTTAATAATAAGATCTCCAATGCTTTAGAACAAAGTGTAGACTCTATTATTGAAGAAGCAGTTGATACTGCTGTTGAAGAATTAAAGAGAGTTACACCTAAAGATACAGGTTATGCTGCGAGTAGATGGAAAAACTACAAGGAAAATTCTTTTAAAGTATCATTTTCTTTCAAGAATAAATTTCTTGTTAGTCTAACTGAAACAAGACATGTGGTAAGCAATGATGCAGAATATATCACATATCTAAACGCAGGATGGTCTAAACAAGCACCTCCATTCTTTATTGAACAAACACTAATGAAAAGTGGATTCGAACCCACTATAGTATAATTTTTTGCCCTTTGATGCATCACACAATTCGTGATATATCTGAGGGCATTTTTTTAAGGAGATATTATGTCAGATATCGCATTGAAAGTCACGTCTGACTCGTCGCAAGCACAAAGAGATTTAGAAAGACTTTCAGCATCGGTTGGTAGAATAGAAAAGACAACAACCTCTGCTACAAAGACGTTAGCCAGTTTAGCAGGTACTGTTACAGCTGCCTTTGCTGCATTTGGTGCAGTTAACGCTATTACAAGAGCTTCAGATAGCTTTACTAATTTAGAAAATAGAATTGCACTAGTTGTTGGTAGAACAAAAGAATTAGTTGTTGTGCAATCAGAGCTATTAGCTTTATCCGTAAGAACAAGAGGTTCTTTAGAAAGCACTGTAGGGGTATTCACTAAGTTTGGTTCTGCATTAAAAGGAACTAACACTTCTACTAAACAGATTTTACAAGCTACTGAAAACGTACAAAAGGCTGTTAATATTTCTGGTACTGCAGGTGAGTCTGCAAGGGCCGCTTTAATTCAGTTGGGCCAAGGTCTTGCTTCAGGTCAATTACGTGGCGAAGAATTAAACTCAGTATTAGAGCAAACACCACGAATCGCAAAGGCTATTGCTGATGGTATAGGCGCTTCTATTGGAGAATTAAGAAAGCTTGCCGAAGAGGGTAGACTTACTACTGATGTTGTTTTTAAAGCACTGTTAAGTCAAACAGAAAACTTAAACAATGAGTTTGCTCTGTTAGCTCCAACATTTGAGCAATCTACTGTTAGACTAAAAGACTCAATTAATTTATTATTATCTGAAATTTCAAAGTCAAGTGGTCTTTCACAGATACTTGGCGCAAATATAAATAGAGTATCTATTACTATTACAAATCTTGCTGAAGTTGCAGACGTCTACTTCACAATATTAAGCTCTAGATTTGGAGAAACAATTAGAGATGCTAAACTAGTAGTCTCTGCTTTTACAAACTTAGTTGTTGCCGTTGGTAAAAATATTAGTGCTATTGTGCCTGTTATCCGTACATTTACAGCACCATTAACAGTACTAGCAAATTCCTTTTTCTTTGATAGACTAAGGATTTCTTTCTTGGCCTTTTACGAGTCCGTATTCGGAGCAAGGAAAGAAGTATTAGGTTTAGTAGAAGCACTAGGTCTATTTACTTTATTTGGAGACACCAGAACCTCTAGAACTATTGGTGATATTTTTGATTCGAAATCAGTAATAGAACTAACTAGGAATATTAATAAACTTGCAGAGGGTTTAGACCCTAATAATGTATTTGGATTCTTGGCATTCTCTGTTGGTTTCAGAGATAACTTTGTAACACCATTATACAGAGGCGTAGCATCACTAAAATCATTTGGTGCCGCAATAGGTATTGCTAGCAACCCACTTATCGAATTCTCTAATATTCGTTTTGATCGATTTATTGAATTAGGTAGACAATCATTACAAGTTCTAAGTTACACAGTTCAAAGATTCTTTGTACCTGCTGTATTACTTGCGCTTACCTACATTGCAGAGTTTGCTACTAACCTAGTTTACTTAACTCGAAGCTTACTTGGAATAAACCCCAGTCTATTAGAAACATTCAGTATCATTCAAGTTAGAGGTGTAACTGGACTAAAACTATTGGTCTCTAATTTATTAGGTTTAGATGTAGCCGCTGGAGCATTATATGGATTCTCTACTGCATTTGCAGAGTTAAGATTTGTAATTATCGAAACAGCTCTTGCCGTTGTAGCTTATATGCTATACATGAGTGAGAGGATTGAGGATAGTATATTTACCCGACTAAGCAAAGTTGACGATTTTATTCGTAAATTTGCTGAAAATATTAAAGCCTATTTCTTTGATATTTATGACAAAGTAGTAGGTCGTTCATATTGGCCAGATCTAGTTGATGGCGTATTATTATGGGCAGACAAGCTTTATGTAGAAGGTACTGCTAAAATAGAATTGTTTGCAAAGAGAGTTAAAGCTTCCTTTAACAATATCGCAAACTCCACAAGAGAATTATTTAGCAAAGTTACCGCAAAAGGTATAGACACTAAAGAAGTGATTGCTAAGAGCAGTATTGGTAGTAGTATCAAAGAAAGAGTCAAGGATACTGTTGCAAATATCAAACTTAAAATAGAAAAGATTGATGTTAAAGATATTGTAGCAAGTCTACCTCTAAGAGAGTTAGGTTTAGTGTTCAAGAACATTGCTGACGTAGCCGTATTAGCTGCGGTACTTGCATTGGTTGCACCAGCCACATTCGCTACATTCTTCTCTGCCGCAGGAACGCTTGTTAAATTAGCTTTGGTACCTCGCATTGCAGAGGCTTTATATGAAGCTTTTGACGCTAATGTATTTAAAGAGGTTGGTGAGACTGCTGGATCCATTATTGGATTCTATTTAAGAGAAGCATTATTATCTATACCTAAACTATTAGGTGAACTAGTAACTTTTGCAGATGCCTTTGGTAAGGCATTCTTAGATCAATTTGGAATAATTGGTCAAGCAATTTCAAGCTTCTTCTCATTACTAAGTGTAGGAGATTCTGGTATTTTAGGTACTATCTTGGTAGGTGGTGGTATTGCCACTATCTTGAGCAAGGTAGCAGTAGTCAAAGAATTTGTTACTGGATTCTTAACATTTATTACAGGTTTGTCTGGTGGATCAAAAGATAAAGGTGGCTTGGTAGGCCAGGCTTTATTAGGTGCCAACTTTAAATATTTAGTCGCAGGTATTGCATTAATCTTCTCTGGATTCTCAGAACAAGTTAATTTAGCCGTTGCATTAGCTGGCGGTATTCCACTAATTACACTCGCTATTCTTGGTGAGGATGTTGCAGGTAAACTTGTTAAGGATGCAATTACTTCTGTATTCCAATTCTTTATTACTCAATCTCTGGCTGCAGCCGCTACACTATCTAAAACAAAATTATTCACTAATTTATTTGGTGAAGTTAAAGCTGGTGAGATAGCTGGAAAAATTAATAAGGTAAAAGACCTTGTTGGAAAAGTTCTTGGCAATATTAACAGTGGCGAGAATAGGGAAAATTACACCAAGGGTAAAATTAGTATTACTGATTTCTTATTCGGAAAAGAAGATGGAGATGCAGTAAGAAAAAGTGTAGCCGAGAAGGTTAGTGGAGTAGCTGATAAAGTTAAAGACAATATCACTAAAGCTGCAGATAAATTTAAGGACTTAGGTAAGAATAAGAGTTTCTTAGATACCTCTATGTTAGGAAAAGAAGGCGTAGACCCTGCTGAAAGAGCAAAGGTTTATACTGAAAATATCAAGAAAGTACTTGATAAGATGAACGTAGATGTGGAGGGGATGGCTGGCTCTGAAGGTTTATTAGGTAAACTATTCAAGGGTAAAAAGGGACTTGTCGTGGGCGCATTATTATCCGCCTTTGCCTTGTTTACAAGCGCTGCAAATGCGGCTCAAGCAGAGACTGCTTCTGCCAGTTCTAGTATTGTAAACTCTGTACTCTCTTTTGTTGGTGAATACGGTATATACGCTTTATTATTACCTCCAGCAGGTTGGGCTTTCTTTGGTGGAGCATTAAAGAATGTCGTATCCGCATTTGGAATCTTAGGTGGCGCAGGTTTAACCGCTCTTAAGGCGGTAGGTACTGGTCTTAATGGCCTTGGTATTGGTATGGGGTTACTTGCTAGTACACTACAGTTACTAACAGGTGGATGGGTTAACTTTTTCGTTAAGTTTGCAGCAGGATTAAAAGTATTAATAAATGGTATACTTTTCCTAGGCGGAATACTAGGCGCAGTATTTGGCGGAATTCTTGCAGCAGTTGGCTTTGTAATTAAAGGTATTATACTAGTAGCTACATCTGTTGCTGGTATTGTTGCAATTGTAGCTTCATTAAGTATCGGTGCTATTGCAGTATGGTTGTTTGGCGAGGGTAATAGCTTTACGGCTAAGCTTGATGATGTAATTGAAAAGATCTCAAAGCTATTCCGTTTAAAACCTTCTGGTCAGAAACAACTAGAAGCATTACTACCAAGATCCGAACTAGGTGGACAAGCATTAGATTTCTCAGGTAAGATTAGTGGTATTAATTACAGCAAACTTACAGAGGGACAATCGAAGTCTTTACAAAGCTTAGGTACAAGATTATCCGAAGTAATTAAACGTGCTAAAGAAGAGGAAGAAGAACTTGGTTCAGTAACAACAGAAACAACGGCTGACCTACAAAAGTTAAGAGACTTATTCGATAAGAAGGCAGAGAAGTATGCCTTTAATAGTAGCATAGATGATCTCGGTAGTGCTATGAAGGGCGCTAAGGATCAGGCTGAGTCTTTATATGTTTTCTTAAACAAAGATTTAGACCGTAAGGTTCCATTCTTCTCTGGATTCTCTGTAGAAAACTTTGTATTGCCATTCGAACAGTTCTTAGATAAATATACACTATTTAATGATGCTCGTTCTAGAACATTAAATTCTGAAGTAGGCTCCAATGTAGCAGTATTTAAAGAAATTGATAAATACTTAAAACCAGAAGAAATTCAAATGTCAGTAACGGCATTTAATCGTCTAAATAGTGCCATTGATGACTTAAACGGTTTCAGTGGAATATTTACTAGATTATTTGGCGGATTTCCAAGAGCAGAATTAGAGCTAGAACTTGCTAGAAAACAAGTTAATAAGTTAACCTCTGAATTTAAGAAGTTAGCCGAAGAACGTGCTGCTGTTGATAAGTATCAAACTTCTTTAACTGAGGCTCAGAAAGCTCTTTCTAATCTAGAAAAATTCCAACCAGGCGCTGGGATTAAAGTCGAATTGAAAGATCTATTTGGTTTTAATGACCCTGCTCAGGTTGTTGAATTAGTTAAAGAGTTAGAAGATTTATTCAAGCAGTTAAAAGAAAAAGCCAAAGGCAGTGAAGAAGCATTAGCTATTCAGGTTCAAATTGATGCTAAACTTGAAAATGTTAAGTTTACAGTAGAAGAATCTAAAATTGCTGGCTCATTAAAACTAAGACTGGAAGATTTATTTAAACGTGCTGGTACAAATATTAATGTTGAACAGCTATTTAAATTCGCTAGCTTATCTTCTATCAAAGGTTTTGAAGACAGGTTATTTGCTTTAAAAGGTAAAATGGATGAAGCTAGACGCAATATTTCTCTTGCTGGTAATGATGTTAATAAACTAGCCGAAGCATTTAAGGCTTCTCGAGATGCTACTAAAGAATTTAATGCTGAGATTGCAAAGTTAGCTGGTAATGAAGGCTTATCTGGAGCTTTATCTTCATTGGGTGTAAATCTTAGTAGGGAATTAATTGATAGCTTTGGTTCAAGAGGAGTTAAGAGATTAGAGGGCTTTAAGAAAAGGCTAGAAGAACTAGATGCAATTAGTATCGACCCAGAGGCCTCTGCTAGCGCAAAACAAAATGCTGCACGTCAAGCTATTCAACTTAAGAAGGTAATTCAAGACGAATTCCAGAATAGAGATTTCTTTGAAAACTTTGCTTTCCAAATAGGTAAGACAAACCTTTCAGTTGATCTGATGAAGTCCTTGATGCTTTCTCCAACTGAATCTAAACGAGTAATAGAGTTATTAGCTCAAAGCTTTAAAGATAAAAACTTACTCAAGAATTTGGCAAGAGATGCAAGTGGACTACCTGCAAATCCAAATCAAGCTAAAGAAATCTCAGATAGGATTGTTGGAACAGACGCTGAATACGCTAAAATTATGCGTGATAAAGGCAAAAATGTTCTTGAGTTATTTGCAGAAAGTCTCTCAAAAGGCGATTCTAAAATTGATATTGGTGCTTTATTTAAGTCTGGCTTTGATGTTAAAGATATACTTAGTGCACAAGAATTAAGTAAACAAATTAGAGAAATAGATGATAAAAAGAATGAATACCTATTAACTAGAACTAATGATCCTACAGGTAATATAACAGCTTTTGATGTAGAAACAATAACTGCCTTTGATAAACAGATTGAAGCATTAAGTAAAAAGAGAAACGCTGTTTTAGATCGTAATTTGATTACTAAGATAGAATCCCTAGCTAGTCGTACAGGTGTTACTGTTGGTCAAGAATTTTTCCAAGGTTTTAAAGAAGGTGATTTAAACCAATTTGAAGACATCAGGATTAAACTTAATGAATTAGACGAAGCTCGTAAAAAATTAGTTATTACAGAGGGAGATACCTTTAAGATTTTAGATGAAAAAGCTTTAAGAGAAAACTTTAAAGCAGTCGAGGCATTAAGAAATCGTGCTGATATTCTTGTTAATGGTGAGCTACCCAATATTATAAAGAAGTCTAAATATGATTTCAAAATTATTGATATTGCTAGATTTGGAAAAGATTCACGTACAGTAAAACAGTTACTTATTGATTTAGGTACAGAGGAGAAAAGGTTAGCTGATCTTGAAAAAGGCGTTGATCCACTTTCAGAAGAAAGTCTAAAACGAATAAATGAAGCAAGAGCTAGCATTAAAGCAATTACTAATAGTTTGGATCAATTTAAAGCTAAACCTGAAACCTTTGGTGATTTGTTTTCTCAGGTAAGTGCCAATACTGGACTACCCACTGATTTGTTGAGAAAATTAGATCCAAAAGAATTTGGATTGGCTCAAGCAGCAAGTACAAAAATTGCAGAAATCAACAAAGAAATAAATGATTTAAAACTACAAGGTAATACTCTTGATAGAGATAAACTAGCATTGTTAGAAAAGCAGTTATTACTAGTTCAAGGCATTAGTGCACAAGATGATCGTAGAAAACAAATCAGTTCCTCATTACTTGGAGCTAGTAAAGATCTTATTAAGAATACTATTACTGGTGAAAAAGATAGAGGAAAAACGTTTTTAAATGCTGCTACTAGTACTGTTACAGATGCTTTTGCAGGTCAATTAAATGACTTCCTATTTAAGGATATCACTAACGGTTTAGGTAAGATGCTAGGTACAAGTATGTTTGGAGAATTAGGTTCATCTGAGGCTAAACCAATGTATGTAAAAATTACTCAAGGACTTGAAGGTCTAATAGGTGATAAAAATGGCTTACTAGGTGGATTTGCAGATAAACTAAAAGGCTTTGGAAGTGGTATTGGAGATTTCTTTAGTAAAGGGTTCTCTGGTCTTAGTTCGTTCTTTAGTTTCTTGCCTGGATTTGCTGCTGGTGGTGTTATTCCTGGTAACATGGGTAGTGCTACTCCAGTGCTTGCCCACGCAGGTGAAGTTATCCTAAATGAGGCTCAACAAGCTAGAGTTGCTTCTGCAATGTCTAATCAAAATCAACAAGTAGTCAATGTAAATATTACAGGCGATATTAGTCGTCAAACAAAATCGGAAATTTATAGAATGCTCCCATCTATTGCTGAGGGGGTTAACTCCCACAATAGAGAGAAAGGATTAAGGTAAAATTATGTATGGTATCTATGA